GCACGTCTAGTACAGTTAAATTGAGAAAAACCGCATCTGATGCTGGCCCAAGTATTACTGTTAGTGCTGCTTCAACTGGTTTATTTGAAGATACATCAAGCACTGCATCTTTTGTAGCAACCGATCAGATGAGCTATCATGCAGTACTTGGTACAGGAACTGGAAACTTTACAGTAACAAATATAGCTTCTGATTTTGATTACTCTTCTAGAACGTATCAAATATTTTGGTGTATAATCACTGGAGCTACTTTTTCTGGTACATCAACTCAATACATATGTCCATCCGGTTCCCAATCTCCAAACGGATTCGAAGTGAATACACAGTATAAATTAAGGGGTAGCGGGAGTATTTCTAATTTTAATGCTTATGTATCTAGTAGTACAACTACGGCTACTGCTACAATGACAGTTAGAAAAAATAACGCTGATACCGCCGTTACATTTACTATTGGAATTGCGGCAACCGGACAGTTTTCAGATACAAGTAATAGTGTAACTTATGCCGACGGAGATTATATTGCGTATTCACATTCTAAGCCTACTGGAGCTGGTAACACAATTATTCGTTGGGCAACTAGTTTATTGACAGTGAACAGTGAATTTACTCCACAAGTGAGGTACTACTAATATGGCTATATGGTCACCGCAAGTTTGCTCTTGCATAATTAATTTAGACAATTCTGGAAATCTTATTGGATTTGTAAAAAAAGTTGATCAACACTCTGCAATGAGTGATGCAGATGCTCTTATAGCTATTAAGCAACTTTGTACAGATTCTTCAGAATTAGTTGAGACAGGATTTATAGAGGCTACATTAACATTAGCGGATTTAAAAAATGTAAGAATAGATAAAATTAAGAAACGTGTAGCTGAATATATGGATTCAAAGTATAATTCAGAAGAACGGGATTCTTTTATTATAGCGGGTCTTCTTGCTCAAAATGCTGGAGATTCAGCTAAATTTAATGCAGTTAAACCAGTATTTGATTGGATATTGAGTGTTTATATGGCTCAGAAGACGGCAATAAATGCCACAAAAAATGCAGCTAATAAAGCAGCGGTAAGAGCTGTAAGCATAGATTTCGCAGCACTAACAGCTTCTAAGCCTTCAGTAAAACTTTGGGATGTAATTTAAGGAGAATATATGGAATTCAAATATGAGATGTTAGAGATTAACGAAGATTTTAAAGATTTAAAAAATATGGTTATCACCCAGAAAAAAACTGGGACATATAAAACTGTTACAAAATACGAACGTCTTCCTGCTGATGTTATTGCAGCAAATACAGCTCAGTTTAAAAAAGATTTAGCTGCGGCAAGAGCTGCTGGACTCCCACTTCCAAAACCACCATCACAGTATAAATTTAATGAATACTATACTCCTGTAGAAAAGGTTGAAATGTTTGGTTTGTATTTATTAAATTATGTCCACGCTTTAATTCATGAGTTCGGATATTCTTATCTCGGTAAAGAAAATGGTGAATATAGATTCCATTTTATTAGACCAGATTGGCTTCACGCTAATAAGGTTAGATATGACTTTTTTGAAGAAGTTGTAACTATCAAACAAGTTGATGGTAAGTGGGGTGTATACCGAGAAAATAATATGCCAAAGCTTTATAAGATTTACTATGTAGGTGGATCTACACTTTGGTTAACTGATGAAGAATTTTCTGCTAGATCAGGTATTCCTCTAGAAGAAGTAAAGAAAACGGTTAGCTCAGTATTTTTAATTGAAGAAAGAGATCCAGCAAACGATATCTGCAATATTTTCAATGGTATCGAAAAGAACGGTGATGTTTACTCAAGCCAAGTGTTTATTAATGGGTTAGTTGCAGAGTTTTTCGAATTGGCAAGCCTTAGAACCTCTTTCAACAAGACTGGAATGGACTATATCGTTGAGTGGCGCTTGTACAATGACTCTCCTGTAGGAACTACTTCTAGTTTAACTAGTGGTAATTTTGGTGAAAGTTTTAAGCGTAGATTCTTGAAGTCTGATCCTAATGGAAAGAGTATTAAGATTGTTCCTGTAGATGGACAAGAAGCAGTATATGATATTGAGAAGAATGAACTCACTTACGATAGTCTAAGGGAGCACGCATTGCTTGAGTTTTATATTGAGTTTATGCCAGCTCAAGGGAAGAATGAGTGTTTCTCGGCTTACTATAATATTAAGACTGGAAAACTTGTACAAACATTGAGGGGATAATGGATAAATCCAATTCGGTGGTAGTTTTTTATCCCTACAACGCTAAAGTTTTTAAAGTTGTAGGTGATGTAGAAAAGTATAAGAATAAGAAAAATATTCTTGTAAACCCAGACTTTTCAAAAGTTAAGGGTCATCCACCGCATCATTGGGATATACAAAATGGAAACCTTTCTGTTATTTCGGATGGTGAAAAAGATTTCAGAAATTTTTGGCATAGCCGCAATATTCAAAAAAACCCAGAATCTTTGGATGATTTTAAGCTTGAGTCCATTAATAAACCAAATTACATTCTAAGAATGGCTATTTTTACTTTATTGGGGTATTTTTTATGGAAGGTTCTATGACGGAAAAAATTCAGTTAACTTTAGATCAAGCATTAGCAAATATCTCTGTTGCACTGGGCCAATTTAAAGGTACTATTGGAGAGTGTGAAGCAGTTGTAGAGAGCTTTAAAATCATTAAAGAAAAATGTTTAGAACAGCCTGAAGAGGTAAAATAAATTATGGCTCTAATTGAAGGTTTACTTAAGAAAGCTCAAATTGAACCCTTCACCGATGCAGGGAAGCCAACGGCTTCGGATATGGCTTACAGAGTTATTTGGGTTTCTGACTTAGGTGAACTTCAAGTATCCAACGGTTCTACTTGGGTTTCAGTAGGTGGAAGCAGCAATGCTTCTGGGGCAACACTTGTGCAGGAGTTAGATACTTCTGTAGCTGGAATTACTGCTGGTGAAGCTATTACTGCTAATGATGCTTGTGTTTGCATCATTCATAATGGAACAGGGTCGGATGTTTACCGTGTGTTCAAAACAGATGCTGATTTTGGAAATAAAAATTCATTTTCAGGTTTTGCTGTAGCTAGTGCTTCTGTCACGCCTCAAATAACTACTTATACAATTTCAGCAGCGTATGTAGCTTCAAATACAATACCCATCACAATTAACACAAGAAATTACTCCACAACTTACGCATCAAGCTCTGATGCTACTTTACAGGCACTTGCTACTTTAATTGCTACAGATCAAGACGTTCAGTCAGCTACAGTAACAGTAGTAGGTGGGAACCAGACTGGATCAGATGATAGAGTAATTACAATCACTAGTAAGGGTGGTTTAAGCTTAAATATTACTAGCACTACAGTTACTGGGGGAGCTTCACAGCCTACAGTAACTCTAAGTAATACTCAGACTGCTTCTGGTGGTTCTGTAGATTTACACCAATACGGCCCACTTAGTGGATTTTCTGGACTAACCACAGGAGCTAGATATTTTCTTTCCTCTACCGCTGGAGGGATTACAACGTCTTACACTTCTCCCGCTGATGTGTATGTCGGACAGGCTTTAAGTTCTACAATTCTTTTCGTAAACCCAAATAAATTTAACTATGAGTTTCAATCAGCAGAAGGAACGATGCTTGCTGGAGCTGGATTTACAGACGGAGATAACGCTGTGGGTGCTGCAAAGAGTACATGGGAGCATTACAACTTTGTGTCTTGGTCTTCTGGTACTTCTCAACCAGCCGCAAGAGCTGGAGGTTGCACTAGTGATTCAGGCATGAAGGGTTCAGTTTATGTTTTTGATGGCATCACCGGGACTATTACATCCGGCGATCCTCAGTCAGCCGCGGAAACTTACGCATACAATAAAACATCTTGGACTAATTTAAGCGATAGAACTACAGCACGAGGTGGATTTGGTGTAGCCGCATTAAGCGGTAGCATGTTTTTAATGAAGGGATCAACATCACAAAACGCGGCCTCAGCAACTAATGCTCTTGATTCTTTTAACGGTTCAACCTGGGTTAATTCAGTAAGTACGTTTTCAAGCTCAAGAAAAAACTGCGGTGGTTTTTATTATTCTTCAAAAGTTTTTTGTATTGGTGGAGTAGATACTGGCGCATCTGGATCAAGCACAACAGAAAGTTGGAACGGTTCAAGCGTGACAAGCGAATCGGCGCCATCACTAGGAAGTGGATTTGATGTTAGCGGCGGCATTGGTATGTTGTCTTTTGCATATGTTAGCTCATACAACGCAACACACGAATCCTTTAAATATTCTGGCACAACCTGGTCATCAAACTACTCTATAGGAGCAAGAATTTGTTACGGAATCCAACAAGCTCCGGGTGGCCCAATGGGTGGATATAACCCAACAACGGGCAGAGCTTATTTAAATGGTGGATCTAACGGATCGTCTGACCCACTAGCTACAACATATTATTTTGACGGTACGACTGTCAGCGCAGGGACGTCATCTTCAAACACTGGCGCAGGTAAATCAGGTGGGATGGCTTAATGAATATTTACGATAAACTTTTAGAATTAACCGACTCTGAAACTATCCAACTTGCTAGTGAATTTCGTAACTCAATCGGTAAGGAACTAGTTTTAGGGCAGACCAGATTCATGTGCCGATACGGTACGTTATCCGACGGCCATGAGAAAATAACAGACTCCCAGAGATACTACCAATCAATTAAGGAAATGCACTCGCTCGCATCTAATATGCGAAACATGAGAGCGCAGGCGATGATCAATCAAGCGAAGATCATTAGAGCGCAAAAGAAACTCGATCAAGCGACAGATCTTGAGGATAAACTAGAAGCTCAAGGCGAGCTTGCTATTGCGCAAGAAAATTTATTTTCTAACCTGGTCACAGTTGAAGACCAGACCAGAATGCTTGATGAGTATAATAAAATCAGACTCGAATTAAAGCCTATCGTCGAAGCTCAATATCCTGAAGGTATCGAGCAAGCCGAAAAGGATAACTGGGAAGCTGTTTTAAAGCATAGAATTAATATGAAACGTACTGGTAGAAATGAATTTCTAACCCACGTTCCTATGGATAAAGAAACAAAAGCTAAAATGGCTTTAGAACATAATATGCCTGAGCTTTGGTCTTGGATGGATGTATCTGACCAAGAAAAGATGATGGAACTAGCTATGGATAAAGCAAAGCAAGTTGCTCGTCTTGTGCCCACAGAGGTTAAAAAAGTTGAAAATAACTGAGAATACTCCCGTAGCCCTTGGGTTAGTAATAGCCGCTGTTGGGGGTATAGCTTGGTTATCAAGAATCGCTTGGATTGGCGAAAGTAACGCAGAGAGCCTTAACCTTGTAATAGAGAAACAGGAAAGGTATACTCAAGATATTTCTGAAATTCGTAGGGATATAGCAGTTATCAAACAAATTTTAGAGGAACAAAAGGGGGAATAAATGGAATTTTTAACTGATCTTGTAGCAAAAATGACCGAGCTTTTAAATGGCCCAGCATTAGCTGGAATTACAATTGCTCTTGAGTTTGTACTTCGTCTTCTTCCAACTGAGAAGCCTAAGTCCATTCTTTTAGCTGCATCTGGAATCTGTAAGCTAGTAGCTTCAGTTTTCTCTGTAGCTTCGAGCATCATTGACCGAGTTATCCCACAACGACTAAAATAATGGGTTCTTGGTTAGCTGCAATTGCAGCATTGCCAAAAATCATAGACGCAGGACTGAAGCTTGTTCAATTTTTTGAACAACGCTTCGGCCCAGCGTGGGAACAGAAGATAGACCAAATTTTCGAGGCCCACCAACAACTTGAAAAGGCCACGACAGATGAAGAAAGGCTTAAAGCCCTACGCGCTATTGTTGCTTCTCGCAAGCTTTAGTGGTTGTAGGGGACATTTACCAGAAGCTCCAAAAGTAACTCTTTGCGCTCATTCGATTGAGAGTAAAGGGTTTGTCTGTCTTAAGCCTGACAATGAAAGTTTTTTTCTTCCTTACGAAAAAGCCCCCAACTACTCAGCCTCACATCCTGATGACGCTGAAAGAATAGACCAATATATTTTAAGTTTGGAAAAGGAGGTTGTGAAATGTCGCAGCCAATGATTCCAAAGCGTATAGTTGTTCATTGTTCAGCTTCTAAAAATGGGGAGTATTATGGTGCGGATCAGATTGACCGCGACCATAAAATTAGAGGGTTTGAGAAGATTGGTTATCACTGCGTAATTCAACCAGATGGTCAGATAGAACTTGGTCGGGGGTTAAATGAAAAGGGCGCTCATTGCATTGAGGCCAACCATGACTCTATTGGAATTTGTTTAATTGGGAATGATAAATTTACAAGAGAACAATTTAAAAGATTACGTTACTATATTGATTCAATTATGCTTACATATCATCACATGAGAAAGCATGACATTTATTGTCACTATCAATTTAAGTCAGCTCAAGATCAGCATAAGACTTGTCCTAATATAAAAATTAACGACCTACTAGCTTGGTATTTGTTGCACGATATGTCAGCAGTACAAGCTCAAATTTTGGAGACTAAATAATGCCTACTACATTAAGTTATGGATTTATTAAGCCAGTGGATGGGGATGCAGCAAGCTCTTGGTTTGATTCTATTGAATCGACCATTACTCAGCTTAATTCTCACGACCACGATGGTACGGACTCTGCTGCAATTTCTGGTAAGTACATTACAATTGGTTCAGTATCTGCACCAAGCGGTAGTTGGGGTGCTGCGGTTAGCACTGGAGTTTACCGTCAGACGGTTACACTACCTACTGGTTTTACTTACGATAATTGTTTGATTGAAGTTAGAAACACTTCAAGCGGTAACGTAGTTCAAGCCACTATTGAAAAAGTATCCTCAACAAGTTGCTATGTTTACACTGGTGATAACACTCAGAGCTATACAGTTTACTTCAAATGATGGAACAAAACATTTTTTCAGTTTCTGATTTTACGGGTGGTAAAACAGATTATATCTATTCTGCCAATCCTAATAAGTATCAAGAAGCTAACAATCTTGTTTTAAATAGAAACGGACAGCTAGAGCTAAGAGCTGGTCTTACTTTGTATGATACGACGAACTATCAAATACCAGATGGTAACGCTCGTGTTCAGACAATTATCCCAACTTATAATGAAGACTTTTTATACTTCCAAAGCTCCAGAAAAATTTGGAGAATAGCAAGTGGTGCTTGGAGTGAGTTAACGGGGCCAACTTCTAATCCTGCTCTTGGTTCAGGAACTACAAGTAACTATTTAGATTTTGCTGAATGGAATAAGCACATCTATGTAACTTCAGATTCTCTTTGTAAACCCATTAAAATATATCCAAATGCTTCTAGTATTCCTGTTGTTAGAAATGCTGGTCTTCCTTCTCTCGCTTCTTCTCCTACTGTCGTATCTAGTGGGGGTAGCGGTAACTCTTATATTTACACTTTTCTTTATTATTACACTTACCAAATTGGCACAGTTACTTTTGAAGACTACGGCCCAACCACCCAAGTAACTTTATCAAATGCTGGAGCACCAAACTCTAATAGCGTAACAATTGGTGTAATACCGCAACTCACAAATGGCTCGACAGAAAATTGGGATACATCTAATATTAAAGTGAAGATATACCGCACCACAAATGGCGGTACTACTGGCTTTTATATTGGGGAAGTAACTAATGGTACAGCAGATTATATTGATTCTGCTTCTGATACTACGATCCAAAGTAATGTCGGTTTATACACGAACGGTGGGGTTGTGGACAACAATACACCGCCTCCTTCTAAGTTTGTTCATGTAGTAAATGGTAGGGCTTATTATGGTTTTTCGAAAGACGGAAGTGAGGAAATTCCTAACAGAGTCTACCAAAGTTTAATTGATGACCCTGATTCAGTACCAGATACTTTTTATGTAGACCTTGAGGATGAAGTAACAGGGTTGTCTAGCCATAACGGTAACCCAATTGTTTTTGGTAAATCTAAAGTTTATCGTTTAACAGGAGAAATTAATGAGCTTGGTCAAGGTGAGATTGGCTACGAAGCTATTTCTACTACTATTGGTTGTATCAGTCATCGCTCTATTGTTAGGACTCGCGATGGAGTTTTCTTTGCTGGGAATGATGGCTTTTATTGGACAGACTCTTTTAAAGTACAAAAAATATCCGACTCTCTAAATGAAACTTATAAACTATTCACAGATACAGCCACAAAAAAGAAAAGAATTTGTGGCACTTACGACCCAGTAGAAAGTAGGGTTTATTGGGCAGTTCAGCAAGTTTCTAGTAATACAGATAATGATTCTTGGTTTGTCTTAGATTTAAGACAAGGGGTAAAACCTGAGAGTGTTTTTACTACGGCAAGCAATGAGGACAATTTCTCACCAACTGCATTAGCTTTTTATCAAGGTGATTTAATTATTGGGGATAGAAGAGGGTATATCTTTGATCTTGATAATTCTGTAAATCAGGACTTAAAAGTAGATACGACAGTAGCTCCTTCTCTATGGAACAATGCCACAATTATTTACGATTACACTTCTGTTCTATTAGATATGGAATCTCCCACAATTACTAAGTGGGCGCAGTGGTTTATTTTAAAAGCTAAGAACACTCAGAATCTTTCCCTTCAAGTATACTCTGTCAATGACTCCACTTTCATTGCAGAGCCTTTAAAAGAAATCAGATCACGTAATGCTGCTCAATGGGGCGACCCATCTGTTTTTGCTTGGGGTTCAACTACTGCATTTGCTTGGGGGTTTGAAGGTCACATTGAGGAACGAAGACGCTTCCCAGCTAGAAGCATTCGGTTTAGAGCTAAGCAGATTAAGTTTACAAACTCGTTTACCAATATTTATAAATCAGATGATTTTACAACCGCTGATGTAGACACTTCAGCAAACACTGTGACATTAAATAGTGGTTCTTGGCCTTCGGAAGTTGTTGATTACTACCTAAGTTTTGAGGGCGACAGCTACACCGCTAACTATTTAATTACTTCCATAAGCAGTGGGGTTGCTACTGTTGCAGACCCTCAGTCAACCCTCTCAACTGCAGCTGATTCAAAGTGGATTATTCGTGGGTATAGAAAAAATGAAAGATTCTTCCCTATTACTTACTCCATTTTTTATGCTCCTATAAGCAACCGCTCCCAAAACACTTACCACGGCACTTCGTCGGAAGATGGGTTAAATGCTTAAACTTTACGAAGGTGACATAGATGATTTGGCGACAGAAAGGAGCTTCAGGGATTTACTGAAGTATTTGAATGCTAATCCTTTTGTTACGGGTGAGTGGCGTCACATGGAAATCAGTATTAGTGGTGCTCAGACTAATTATAAAGTAGAGCATAAATTAGGTTTTTTACCAAAAGATGTATTTTTAACCTACCAATCGGCTAGTGGTTTGACGATAAATTATGCTAATATTACAGCAGACTACTTAGATTTTACAACAACGGGAAGTGTAACTTTCCGATTGATTGTTGGAAGGTATCAGGAGGAATAATTGTACTTACCTACATATTCGGAACTTACCACTAAAGTTAAAGATGACTTGGATCTTCACGAAGAAACTTTCATCACTGATTCTGAGCTTCTAAATTATTTTAACGAAGCTATGGATATGGTTGAAGCCAACGTGCATTCCATTTATGAGGATTACTTCCTTACAAAAACAACTCTATCTGTAGTTTCTGGTACTCAAGCTTATTCACTTCCTTCAGATATTTACGCCCAAAAAATTCGTAGGATTATTCATGACGATGGCTCTGATAAATATGATGTTCGTCAAATTAGAAATCTTTCTGAGATTCCAGAAGTAGTATCCACTGACCCATTACGTTATGTCATGTTTAATGATGCAACTCTTGGTATGCAATTAACTTTTTACCCTACTCCAGCCTTCACAAGTTCAACTAGAGTAACTATTTACTACATCAGAAATGCTAGAAAATTTACTGGAGTTACCTCAGAAACTTGTGACTTGCCTGAGTTTTCAAACGTGGTTGTGCAGTATGTTAAATGGCGATGTATGGAGAAGGAAGGTCACCCTAACACTGCTGAAGCTGCAAATGCTTTAGATGAATTAAAAGGGTTGATGGTTGAAACTCTATCTAATAGGGTTGTAGATGAAGACACCAAACTTCAAAATGATTTAAGTTTTTATAGGGATTTTGATTCATATTGGATTACAGGGGGTAGAAGCTAATGGGTGGAAAAGTAGGTACTGCTGGTTTAATGGCTGGTACGGGCGGAGCCGCTGCTGGTTATTTGGGCGCAAAAAGATTAGGCGATATTCAAAAGAATCGCTTTGAAGCAGACCTTAATGAATTAAGACCTGGAGAGCGTCCCAACGCACCAGTTTTCTCTAACCTATTAAATGCTCAAGGCCAACTTGCCGACCAATATAGACTAAAAGATAGTTCAGCATGGCAAAAAGCCATGGGGGAGAAGCAAGCTCAGGAGGAACTTGGAGCCAGAGATTTAGCACAGAGTCTCGCACAAACACAGGCAGCCCAGACCCGTTCCCAACTTGCGAGTCGTGCTGGACTAAGAAGTGGAGCAGCAGAGCGTGCAGCTCAAGTAGCTGGAAAAACAGCGGCAGAACAGCAACAAGCTGCAACCAGACAAGGAGCTTTAGCTCGTACTGGTATTGGTGTTCAAGGTGAAGAGATGAACAGAGAGGCTGAAAGATTTAACATCGGCAACACTTTAAATGAATTTCAACGCCAAGACGCTCTCAAACAACAGCGGTACTCGGATGAAATGGGTCAGTGGGCAGCACAAAATCAAGCCTACCAAACTATGAAAGCTGGTCGGGGTAAGGGACAAAGTGGTGGTGCAGTTGGTGGGGTAGCAAAAGTAACTGGAAAATGAAATACCAAGTCTTAGAAGTTCCTCAAGATGTCTGGAATGAAAAGTATGCGAAGAATGCGCATATTTCCGTATTTGAGGAAGGCTATAACCCTGACGAGCATTCTTGTGATTTTGCTCTTTTAGTTTCTAAAGACGATACTTTAATCTCATATAGCACTATTAAAAATCTAACACCTGAAAATGTATGTATGGAATATGGGGGTAGTTTTCCAACTCATCGAGGTAGCACCCACGTTCTACAAACTTTTTTAGTTATGTTAGATTACTTAAAGCAAAAGGGTAAGAAGGAAGTATACTACGTTACGACTAACGAGAACTATCCTATGCTTAAGTTTGGTTTATTTGCAGGGTTTAAAATAACAGGAATGACTTTAAGTAAAAAAGGGAAGCTTTTACTTGAGCATTCAAAGAATCTTTTGGAGGAATAGAAAATGTTACCAATTGCAATGGCAGCTTTAGGAGCAGTTAAGGGTGTTGCAGACCAAGATAGAGAGCGAAGAGACAGAATTTTAGCTGCTCAAACTCAAAGATATTCACCTTGGACTAAACTTCAAGCTCAACAAGTACAAGCAGCAACTAGTCCTTTAGCTGGGGCTATTGGTGGGTATGCAAGCGGAGCTGGTCAGATGGATGCTTTTAATCGTGCTGAAGCTGAGCGTAATTATTATAAAATGCTTCAAGCTAAATTGATGGGGCAACAAGCAAATGGCTAAGAAATTATCTGCAAGCGAGTTAGCACTTCTTCAAATGCTAGGTCAAAACGCCAAAGCAGATGAAGGTATGCTAGTTGAAGAACCAGAAATAGAAACTTCACAAGTACCTACAGCTCAAGAAAATCAAGCTGTAATTCAAGAGCAAGCCCTACCACAAGTTTCTGTTGGAGCGCCTAAAGTTCGTCCTATGAATAATTCCGAGCTTAGGCAAAAATATCAAGAAGCTTTAGAAGCAGATATTGCAGCTCAAGAGGAAAACGTAAGACAGCAAGATGCTTTACTTAGAGAAAATTTAATTAGACAACAAGCTTCTCAAGGGGATGATTACTCTAACCTTTTAAACTTTGTAGATGCTACCTATGGAACTAAGTACAGACAAGGATATAAAGCACCAGCTCAAGAAGATCAAACAGCACAACTGTTAAAAATGCTTCAAGAAAGTAAGCGGTCGGTAACAGGAGCTAGAACAAACGCTCTTAAGGCTTTACTAGAGGATGAGAGAAGTAGAGCAAGTGAAGGTAGAGAAAAGAGAGGCGAAGATCGTTTTGGTTATACAATCCAGAAAGATTTTAAGACTGATCTAGATAAAAATGTTAACCAACCAGCACAAGAAATAAATAAAGATTTCTCACAAATTGATTCAGCTTTAGAACCAAAAAATGGAATGGTGGATCTAAGAGACGTTAATCTAGTATTAAGTCAATACGCAAAAACAGTTGCAGGATTAAAAGGTGTATTATCTGATTCTGATATTAGAACTATTAGTTTAAGCAACTTAGAAACAAAATTAGCCGACCTTCAAAAAACATTTGGTAGTGATGCTAAAGTTGATGCTAAGATTTTTGACCCTTGGAGAAACCAAGTTTCTGTAGCTAAAAAAGCTTCCGAAGAAGGCTTCAAAAGAGCTTTAGATAATAGAGCCGCTTTCTATTCAGACCCAAGTTTTGTCGGGGGTAAATACCTTTTCCAAGGAAAAGACGGGGGTATTGCTGGAAAATCTTTAAAAGAAAGTTACTCTGGTTTAGAGAAAATTTTTAGCAAAAAAGCTAATGCTGCTCCAGATGGAATGGTAACGATAACAGATGGTAAACAAGTTTTAGCTGTACCTTTAGCAGACCTTGAAGCAGCTAAAAAAGAAGGATTTAAAGAGGTAAAATAATGTCAGATTGGAGAACAAGAGCACAACCTGTTTCTGACTGGAGAAGTAGAGCTATACTTAAAAGTGAAGCACAACCTGTAGAAATTGAAGAACCATCCCTTGCACAAAAAGCTTTAGAAACAGCGGGAAAAGTTTTGGATTACCCAGGAGGCTTAGTTAGAACTGGTTTAGCTGGGGCTTCTGATGTTGTAGCGGGTACAGATGTTTTTAAACCTGGTGATTGGGGTAGAGCATTTAGAGGCCAAGCACCTACTGGTTCAGAAATTTTAGAACGAGCTGGTATGGAAGAGGGTGCAAAACTATCTGACGTTCTACCTATTTACAGTGAAACAGGAGAAGGTTTGGCCTTACAAAAAGGCGGGTGGGCTGATCCAAGCGCTAGAGGCGTAGCTGGTTTTGTAGCAGAGCAAGCTGTAGATCCATTGAATTGGATTACTCTTGGAGGAGCATCTGCAGCCAAGGGAGCTGTAAAATCTGGGACTCAAGCTTTTGGAAAAGGCACAGAAAAGATTGGCCAAAGTATCTTCTCTAAAGCCAGAGCTATGCAACACGCAGACCGAGCTGCTGTTGAGGCTGGAAAAAAAGTAATGCCTAGTGAGGTTTTATTAAAGTACGGTAAATGGGGTACTGGGGCTACATTAGAAAGTGATACTAAGAAGTTAATTGGAACACTTCAAAATCAAGCCCAAGCTGCAACAAAAGCTGCAGAAGAAGCTGGAGCTACAGTTAATTTATTTGACTCCCCAACCATTCAAAAAGCGATGGAATGGAAATTAGATCCATCTCCACAAAAAAGAAAAGCAGCAGAGAGCTTTCTATCAAATCTTCAAAAAGATTATGGTGATTTAAAACCTAAGCAAGCTTCAACACAAGTTACACAAATATATGATCCAGTGACAGGAGCTACTAAGTTTCAAGAAGAAGTAACTGAAGCAGTAGGCGAGTTACCACTTTCAAAAGCTAATGAACTAAAGACAGATTTATATAAAGAACTTCAAGGAACTTACGCAAAAGAAGGTACTCCTAAACCTAGAACTACTCACGAAGATGAACTATGGAAGGGTTTTGCTTCTGATATTAAAACAGGTATTGAGCAAAAAGCATCTTTAGTGGATGAAAAATTAGGCCAAGATATTATTCAAAATAATGCAGAGCAAAGCGCACTTCGTTCCGCTGAAAAAGCATTCAGAAGAGAAGGAACTAAATCAAGAAACTACCAACCTATAGGAGCTGTAAAAGCTGGGGTAAGTACAGTAAATCCATTAGCTGGGGCAGCAATGCTTGCTGGAGATGTACTAAGAGCCAATCCTTTTTGGAGTGGTTCTGGCCTAGCTATAAATAGACTTGGGCAGGGTATATCAAAGGTTGGGGCTACAAAAGCTGGACTAGGTTTGGATGCTGGAATATTAGGAATTAAAGCAGCTAAACCACAACAGCAAGAAAACCCTTACTCTTTGATTAAGCGTTAATTAAAAACAGTACCAGCCGGAGCACGCAAGCTTTCACCGTTTGCTAGGGCACTAAAAAATACTTGCGCTTTTGCCTCACCACCTGGTGCTAATATCATTGCGATACCGCCACCCTTAGATACAATTCTTTCAAGGTTGTACTTTTGAATCATAGACACTTCAGCATCTTCAGAAGACTTAAGTTCAATTGCGCAGAATTTACCATTAATACAGCAAATTAAATCTGGAGTTCCATTAATGCTTTGCTGTTGGATAGAAAAAATAACAGTGTTGGGTAACTGTTTTAGAAACTTTACAAATCGTTCCCTAAAAACGGTTTCTGGTTTCTTACTCACTTACCTAAAGTAACATAAGGTTCAAGTTCCCCAAAGCTCTTGTAAGAAAAAGCCAAGTCTACATCTAATACCTTATCGTTAATAGGCCACTGAGCTTTCATAATTTTACATATATCAGGGATGATATGTTTTTCATCTTCAGGGATAGAAAACAGAATTTCGTCATGAATTGAGGTAACCATTCTACCTTTAAATTTGGATAAAAATTCGTGCAAATCCACCATCGATTTTTTCATAGCTTGCGCAGTGCTTCCTTGAATTAAAAAGTTGCAAGCTTTATAGTGATGATCCTTAAAAAAGTAGGGCATACCAAAAAGGCTAGTTACATATCCTCTTAATTTAGCTTTGTCTGGGGCAGCCTTCATAAACTGCTTAACTTTTGGCAAAGCTCTAAAATATTTGTCCTTCAGCTTCTTAGCTTCATCAGTGGAAATACCTAAAGCATGGCCTAACTTTTCAGCTCCCCCACCGTAGAGAAGCATAAAATTTAAAGTCTTAGCTTGTTTACGAGTTACCCCAACCATATCAGCAGTGGCTTGGTGGGGGTCAAAGCCTTCTGAAATCTGATCAAGAAGTTTCTCCTCACCAGCATAAGAAAGCATAGCTCTAAACTCCAAACTCTTAAAATCTATACTTAAAAAGAAGTGGCCCTCATCTGGAATAAAAGCTTTACGAACAATAAACTCTTCCTTACTTCCTTCTTCGTTAACTTGGTTCTGTAGGTTAGGGTTTGACATCGACATTCTACCCGTAGCAGTACCAGCTTGTCTGAAGTTAGCGTGAATGAAACCATTAACTTGGAGTTTCAAAAAATTTTCGTAATAAGTATGTGCCTTCTTATAAGCTTCTCGGTAGGTTCTAATAATATCAGCTAGAGGATGGTCAATTAAAGCAAGCTTATCATCAGTAAAAGAAGGATTACCCTTATCAGTTAGTCCCGTCTGTATCCCAAAAGAATCGAAAGCTTTAGAATGATTTCTAGCAGAATCAATAAAGGGTAAAGAAGTAAGATCAGTATAATCTTTTTTAGCTTTTTCATAGATCCCCTTCTCATGCTCTAAAGCTTTTTTGCAATAATCCAAATCTATTCTAACCCCTCTTCTCTCCATTTCAAATAGAACGGGAGTAAGTTTTCTTTCAATCTCAATACATTCTTGGATACTACCAGCTCCATTGAACCTATTTTCATCCCACTCTCTAGCTTCTTTAATCTGCTTCATGCCGATGTCGAAAGTAATTCTGGCATCTTGCTTAGCGTACTTCTCCATAATGGGTTCAGGAACCATATCGAAAGCTGGGGAACGCTCACCATTTTTAGCCACTCGGTAAAGTCGGTGCTTCTTAATGTGCTCATCCACTTCTTTTGATTTTTCAAAACCAATACGATTAGCTACATCAGAAAGAGAATAACTAATGTGCGTGTTATCAAGTATACGAGCAACTACTAAAACGTCGTGAATTTTTGCCTTTACTTCTATGCCCATCAAGTAAAGAAAAGATAAATCAAATTTTGCATTGGCAAGGAATACGGTATTCGTAGTGTCTTCTAAAAAGGGCTTTACTAAATGGAAGTCTTTAGTACCTAAATAATAGGTATCGGTTTGAGTAGCAATACTCATAGCAAAAGCCTTGTCCCCTAAATATGGGAACAACCCAGTGGTTTCTAAGTCTAATGAAAAATATGGGGAGTTTTCTAAATCCTGCACCAACTCCATAAATCACGCCCTTACTACTTCTACACCTTGAGCCTTCTCAATTTCTTCTTGAAGTTTGTTTTCTTTAATTTCTTTTAGCCAGCGTTTAGTTGGAGCATCCCAACGATAGCTCAATTTCTTTGCTATCTCTCGCTGGTCGTAATTAGTTTTTATATGAATAGTGATAGTTGGAACCTGTGCCGTAGCTACAGTAGACTTATAGTCATACATAAAGAATAACTTCTTCATAGTATAACAATCTTGTAGAGCGTCGTGGCTCTGAATGGGTATAAACCCATGCTCCGCTGCTAAGTGAAGTAGGGATCTGGTGCGAATGGTTGGGGGTAAATCTAAATCTGTTTTTGTATCAACTGCAATACCATCAAGAGGGGTAAGCCCAACTCTCTCACACTCAGCATTTACAAGTTTTAAATCGTAGTTATTTAAGTTGTGAGCGCAAATGTACTTCACACCAAAAATTTGCATATCATCTTTGAACTTAAATAGAACATCCTTTAAGTCACTTCCAGCCCTATTAAGAAGATCATTAGTAATGCCCGTCAGCTCCACAACTTCAGGGTCTAGTTCCTTGTCGGTGTAGACGTAACGCATTCCAACCCTTAAAACATCTTGAGTTTCTAAATCGCAAATTATCCAAGCAAGTTGGGTAATGCGTGCCTCTAAGGGTTCGATCCCTGTAGCCTCGCAATCAAAGAAACAAATAGTATCACTGGGTGTATTCACTTTTTAGCATTTCCATTTCTAGTCTGCCAATTTGAGCGAGAATCTGATTACAATATAAACGAGGATCTTCTTCAGCATAATCCTCAAAAGCAAAGCAATCTAAATTCAACTCAAGCTCTGCCATTAACCGCTTCAATTCACTCAAAGCTGCTTCAACTTTTTTTCTCTCAATAGCCATAAATATTATTTTATCCATAAAAACATAGGGGCGAACTGCCGATGAATAGGCGTGATAGAAAGAAGGCGGCCCGCCCCTATTTCCTTAGAACTGTTCGGGTGCAGCCGAAACAGTTTCTTCGGATTCTTGATTTGACTTCAAACGATTTTCTAAATACGCAGCACTGATTTGTTTGTACTGAGTATACGCTTGAGCCAGAATTTCATTAGATGTGTTAATTACTTTTCCTTCAGCATCTTTCGCAAGAGCTAAAGTGTAGCAATAAAATTTACCTTTATCGTTTTCTTCTAACTTCACA